TTTCGCTTCATGTGGCTGATGGTCTCAGGTCGGGCTGAATCTGCCACGATTGGCCATTTTTCTGCCTCTGGTACTTGCATGAAAAGTTCGGGGGTGTTGACGATCTCACATCCCACCATGTACGCCTCATAATCGATGTATAAGGTGCGCCCAATAATGTGGCATCTGACCAACACAGTCGGGTCTACAGAGAATCCCCAGTCTGCACCCAGGCGGTGAATGGCATCTGATGGCGCATTGAATTCGTCAATCTTCCAGTTCCTGAAAACCCTGCTGTTGCTGTTTCGCAGGTACTGACCCATCCAAACGTGCTGGTATTTGTCAGGGTCACGCCGCTTGTCGTACTCCATTTCGTCCCGCAGGACATCAGGAAACCAAGGGTTTTCCCCAAAGTTGACCTTAATGACAGTAGCACTGGCTGGCGGTTCTGGTCCACGCAAAAGAAAATCCACTGGGTCTGATTGCTGGCGAGGGTTCCACGTGAACCATAACTCGCTGTTGGGTTTGCGAATGGTTGGCCTCAGTAGGTCAAGGCTGGTCTGACTTAGACTTTGTGCTTCCTCAACCCAAGCACAATCGTAGCCTTCCAGCGACTTTATGCTGTCGGCAGTATGGTTCTGCATCCCCTGGAAAATAATCGCACCATCACCCTTTTTAGACTTGATGACAGAATCCTGAACTTCAAAGTATGCGCCAGCGTTCATGGCCTCGATCTTGGTCTCTAGCAGCCGCTTGACGGACTGATTCAAAGATTTCTGTATCTCACGAACACAAACGCTTCTGCGCTTGGGGTCAATGATGTGTTCTTCAATCATCATTTCGGCAAAAGTGTGTGACTTTCCGCTGCCTCGACCACCCCAAGCGCCCTTATATCGACTGGCTTCCAGCAAGGGAAGCGCCCATTCTGGGGTCTGAATTTGTAGGGTTGTCATGCCTTGATGACTATGCGCTCAATTTTCTCAAAGGCCAATGGTCGGTCAGGGTCTCCAGAAACCTCAAGTTTTTCGCCATATTTGCGAGGGGCCAGCTTGGATAACAGCCATTTGCGCGAATCAACTTGCAGTTTATGCTTTTGAATCGCTGCCCAATCTTTCTTGCCATCAGTGATGCCAACGTCTTGATCGCTGATTTCCATGATCTCGTTTGCCATGCGCTCAATCAAGTCCTCGCGTGCGCGTGCGTAGTTTTCCGCAAGGATAGCATCATCATCGACCCAGCGAGAAAATGTGCTTTGCGGGACTCCAGCGGCTTGGCACGCTTTAAAGGCACTTAGGCCGCTTCGCATTCCATCAAGCACCATCTGGCTTACCTTTGCCCGATCATCGCTTCCTGGCTTTGTGCGCTTGGCAGAGTCTTTGGGATTATCTGTTTTTGTGGTCATGCGTTATTCAATAAACCAAAAAAAGGGGGCGAACCCCCGAATGTAGGCAACTGCTTACCAACAGGATTAGATTTTCGCATCTGGTAGCGGAATGTCAATAGGCCAGCAGTCCCGCAAAGCAGCAATTGTCCTGTGATGGGCGTTTAGCCACATTTCTTGGCGTTCTAGGCGGCTCAAATCCTTTCCTTGGTCGATGGCGTAATGGCACTGCAAGCACAGCGCAGCCACCAGATTGTCATCAGCTTTGACCCCTCGGCCCTTGCCGCCGCCCCAATTTGTGTGCGCCGCTTGGACCATATCACCACTTCCGCACGACTGACAGTCAAGGCTTGCCACTAGTTTCAGCAGCTTTTTTGACCTTACGTATAAATGTTTTTCGATCAACTATCGTCTCCAATGTGGAAAACCTGTGCATATTTGCACACTCTAACCGCCTTCTGCGGGTGTTGCCTGTGGATATTCTGGATTCTTTAACAATTGTCCATGTTCCGCATTCTGGACATTTCATGATTTAGCAAATTGCCCATAAAACTTATTTGCGCCATTTTTGTAAGCAATAGCCGCATCTTCTATGCTGTCATATACGCCCAAAGAAATGTTTTTGCCATTCACCATGATTGCCGATCTCCACTTATTTTTTACAAAGCAAACGCCTTTATATCCAGATTTGTTAGTTGTGCGTTTGGTCGCGTTATGAACATTTTGGCTTTGTGTAGCCTCTCTTAAATTTTCGATTTTGTTGTTTAAACTGTTGCCGTCTGCATGGTCAATGTATTTTGGTATGTATCCATAATGGTAAAAAAATATTACCTGATGCAAATAATATGTTTTCTTTTTAATGTTAATTTTTTTGTATTTTTTTCCATTGCACATTGTTTCCCAACCAGCAACAGCGCCTATTTTTTGACCACCAGATGCTTGCAATCGAAATAAATTGCCGTCTTGATAGCTGTACAAATCTTTAACATTTTCAATCATTGGTGTGCCCGATCTTGTAATCTGTTGGTTGCTTCTCTGGTTCTGAATATCTCAATGTCTAACCTTGCCGCCTCAATCTCCCAGCGCAGGGTTTCTTCCTGGGCTATTGCCGCCGCCAGTCCTTTCAGCAAGGTGTGATATTCGGGGTCAGCGTAAGCCTCGCGTTCCTGGGCGTTTGCCGCCTCGTAACCCATTTGCAAGGCATCTTTCATCAACAGGGCTTTTTTAGACTTGCGGAATTCTTCAAGGTACACCCGCTGGGCTTTGGCATCGCCATAGGCTCGGGCTTTTGCGCGTATGTCTTGGGCAGCTTCTTCTGGTTTCATTTAATCTCCACAAAAACAAGCAATTGATTCTTCATTCGGGTCAAACATATCTTTTTGCTCTGCGGCAAATTTAATCATTGATGCGTAGGATGGGCGATCAGAACGAAACACCGCACCGCTTGGCTTGGATGCCAATGCCAATGCCAATGCCTCCATTTTTGCCCACCAGATACCACGTTCTGGCTTTTCTGCAATAAGAGATAACACCTGCGCCCCGCCCTTTAAAAAACAAAGGTCACAATTGCCGTGCATGGTTACCCCATTCATGTTTGGCAACTCAAGATCAAAAGACTGATTGCGCCAGAATTCCCCGACAGTTTCTTTTGTTACCCCAGCGGTTACCAATGGAATCCTAGACTTGTCGACAATTTTGGCGGCTCGGCGCTGTTCATCAGCCCTCATGCCAACCCAATCCATTGTTTCATTGTGTTCCCAACCCAAGGATTTAAGGTACTTGTGAATGGTGCGGATTTTTAATTCTGATGTGCAAAATCTAGTCACAGGATTGGGCAAATACTGCCGCTTGCGAATAAGGGCTTCAAATGGTTCGCCATTTCTGCTGGCGGTTTGAAAGTCAACCCGCACAAAAGCTGGTTCGTCATTTTGATATTCAACCCAATGAATCTCAACATTCCAGTTATCAGAACAGGCTTGGACAAACTTCAAGGTTGCCTCATCTTCCTTGCCAGTGTTGGCAAAACACACAATAGCATCGCTTGGCAGTTGCCCCCCCCAGCTTCTAATACTTTATACAACATATAACCACTTGTGCGCCCACCGCTAAAGCTGATGCACGTTGGCTCAATGATTTCAAATGGGTTCACTTCAAAACTCCAATCATGCGTAAAGCCCCGTCAGGGCCGTCAATCCTTGCCAATGTACCTCCGCGCCAACTTTCAAAAAAGTCCGCTTGCAAGGCCGTTAAACGCCTTTTGGGGCCATTCTTGACCTCGACCAGGAAGGTGTGCCCCTTAAATCCCACCAAAAGGTCAACTGGTAAACCAATGACCCAGACATAAGCGCCAGCGGCTTCCAATGCTGTGATGATTTGTTTTTGGTTGGCATCAACCCTGGCGGCATATCTCATTTTTTTACATTCTGATTTTTCAATTGTTCAATCTGCTCTTTCACCATACGGGGTAATTCTTTCCACATATCGTTCGAATCTCGCAATTCCTTCACTCTGTGTCTGGTGTAATCCAACCACCCCTTCGTCATCGCTAGTTGGGCATAGTGGGAAGTCAAGGTCTCCAGTGAGGCATAACGCTCGGTCGATGCAGACACAGCTGAATGTTTGTCCATCTTTTACCCTATCTAAAAGTTTGTGTGCTTCAAAATAGTTCACTTAGGATTCTCCAAGCTGTTGCGGCACACAATGGGACTTGTCCATTTCCAATGGCTTTGAGTCTGTCCACCCTAGCGGCCACCCCATTAGCCACTCGACCCACGTTGGGTTCAGTTTCCCACCATTGTGCAGACCCGATACTTGTTCCCCAAGATTCCCCTTGCCCCTGTCCCTCAAAGCATGGCGTGAGTCTTGAACTTTTGGTGTCCCCCACTTCTTTTTCCATGTTCTGTGATTCTCCAAATGTGGCAAATTCAACATTTGTTCCGCTTCCCGCTTGGTTATCATTCCGTCCTCGATCTTCTGCATAAGATTTCCCACCATGCCCTCCGCTGCATGACCGTAACCCTTGGTCGCAGGTGTTGGCCACATCTCTTGTCGTTTCTTGAGTGCTTTTCTGCTGTTGCTCCCACCGTCCAATCCTGTCGTGTTGGGCGTATGAAAGCTGTCTATGTTGTTGGGCGACAATCCAAATCCTGTCCCTCTGATGTGGCGCTCCAACGTCTGCTGCTCCCAACACTCCCCATTTCGCATCAAACCCCATTGCGGCCAAGTCTCCGAGAACTCTTCCAAGTCCCCGAGAAGTGAGCATTGGTGAGTTCTCCACAAAGACGAATCTGGGTCGTACTTCACAAATGACCCTCGCCATTTCTCCCCACATTCCGCTTCGTTCTCCATCAATTCCTGCGCCTTTTCCTGCTGCGCTAATGTCTTGACATGGAAAGCCTCCAGATACGACATCAACAATTCCTCTCCACGGCTTGCCGTCAAAGGTTTGAACGTCATCCCAAATCGGGAAAGGCGGGAGAAGTCCATCA